TCACATTGACAGCAAGTTCGCCTTGCGTTAAGTCGCCTGAAACAGGAACTGCTGAGGCTGTGCTTGAGTTTTTAGTTACGATTGTAGAAGCCATAATTTTCCTTTAGTATGTTCCACCGTTAATAGTACTTGATGATGTCAGATAACTTGCACTTGCGTGGTTACCCCATCCGTATGCCGTATCTGCATTAGTTCCTTGTGCTGCTGTAGCATAAGCAGAAGAGCTAGTTGTAGCAGCAGACCCTAAACCAAGATTAGTTCTTGCTGTTCCTGTGTTAGTAAGATCAGAGAGATTGTTAGCCTTCAACAAAGCTGATGTTAGCGTTCCTGCCGCTGAAGAAGCACTAGCGGCTGCATTAGTGGCGCTAGAGGCCGCTGCTGTGGCGCTAGAGGATGCATTAGAGGCACTAGTAGCAGCCTGTTGAGCGTGGTATTTAGATGAATATTCACCCCCAGCTACTGTACCGTCTGTTTTTGTAGCCCAATCGTTTGATAGTTCAGCGGAAGCAACCGCATCAGAAGCACTAGAGGCCGCTGCTGTGGCGCTAGAGGACGCATTAGAGGCGCTAGTGCTAGCGCTAGAGGCGCTATTGGAAGCATTAGTGGCGCTAGTGCTGGCACTAGAGGCGCTAGAGGCTGCGTTAGTGGCGCTTGTACTTGCGTTAGAGGCGCTTGTAGAGGCGCTAGAGGCGCTAGCGGCTGCATTAGAGGCGCTGGTGCTTGCGCCAGAGGCGCTAGAAGACGCTCCTGTAGCGCTGGTGGAAGCGCTGCTTGCAGATGCGCTTGCTGCCGAGGCGCTGGTGGCTGCATTAGCAGCACTGGTATACGCTGCATCGGCGTAATCAGAAGCTTCTCCAACCTTAACAATAACTAAGGCTGCTTGGCTTGCTGCATCGTTTGTGGCATCACCTGAACCACCGGGGCCGCGATATATTGCCATTTAAACTCCAAATAATTTTTTAGAAATTGTTGTATCCGGTACAAACTTAGTATTATACCATTCTTGTAACGGAGTTGCTATATCTGCCGGGGCAGTTGGAAACAATCTGTTATAATTTTGCTGTACTTGCTGAAAGTATTCAGGCTGGTACGGATTCATTCCGCTATATGTACCTGTAAACGGTGTTACTGCTGTTGGCTGAAAAGACAACCCACCGAGTAGTCCATTTAAACTCGGAAGTACCTGTGTTCCAACTACTGTGGCTCCTCCAAGTAATCCTAAAGATTTTAAAAGCTGAGGAAGTTGCGTTGGAATAAGCTGCGGTTGCGCTTCCGTGGTTGTAGGTTCAGGAGTAGTTGGAGTTGTTGTTACTGGAGTAGCGGTTGCGTCTTTTATAGCCTGTTCTAAATCTGTTCCAGTTACTCCGGTAGAAACTGCATTAGAGGCTGTAGCAGCCACAATAGGATCAACTCCTGCTCCTTCAAGATTTTGTTGGATAGCGGCTGTGCTTAAACCCTGCTGTTGTAATTGTTGAGCGTCTGCTGCAATAAAGCCTGCGTCTAATGCATTATTATAGTCTACAGTACTATCTTCAAAAATACTCATATCAACAGGAGTATCACTGTAGCCTATTCCTGGTTCAATTGTTCTTAAATAATCTTCAGCGGCTGCTAAATTAGCTTCTTCTATGCCGCTACTTAATCCACCCATAGCAGCGCCTGAAATAAAGTCACCGCCTTGAATGGCTGATTTTGTTCCACCTACTAGCGCATCAGCAGCAATGTTGGCGGCTGTATCGCCACCCAAAGCAGCGCTGATTTCTGGAGAGATAACTTCACTTCCAAAATAACTTATAGCGGCATTAGTAAGTGCTTTTGTTGGGTCTGCGCCCTGACTTATATCGTATGCAGCTAATACAGGGGCTGCTTGTCCTCCTGTTGCTACATTTAAAGCAAGCCTTCCAAGTTGCGTGTCCACAACAGGTTCAGATACATCATGCCATACATCTACCGCTGTATCTACAACATTAGAAACGGTATTCACAACAACGCTTCCAATATCACTAACGGTATCTGAAACTGCTTCTACAACGCTTGATACTGCTCCCATTATAGTTCTACCTTGGCTTCGTAGCCTTCATCGGTTTGAGTTATTTCAGCGTCAAATCCAGCGGCTTTAAACATTCCTGCCTGTTTAGGATTCTGAAACTGAGTGACAGCGTATTTAAAGCCCATTTTTTTAAACATTGCTGCAAACTTAGCCATGTTTGACAAATACACACGAGGCTCGTCTGCGCTAAATGAGTGAAACTCTACGGTTTCGTTGTCCACTTTTTTGAACAATATTGCAGTATTTCCCTCACGAACTAGTTTCCCTCCTTGTTTAAGGGTGTAATTGATAAAAGAGCCTACTTTTTTAATATCCATGTAGGCTGGCTGATTTCTCTTTACATCAATCTCAAGAAGTTCTTGAAGGGTCATTAAATTAACTCCGGCTCTGTTGCTTTATATATTTCTTTTTAGTTTCTTCTTTTTTTTCTTCAACAATAACTTCTTCCCATTCGGGATTATTCTTAAAACTAAGGATGTCTCCCTCTTCTACGACAGTCGCGTAGCGATTGGGATCATCGTTATTTATCATTTTGAATGTAGCCATAACTTAAAAGAACCCCACCCTTGTGAGGTGGGGCCTTCTTAGACTAGTATCAAGCCAAGACGATCAGCGGAACGCACGAGGTATCGCGCAGTTCAGACACGCCATACAGAGTGTCAGCAGTAAACAGAGTACCCAAGAACTCTTGTTTGTACTGAGTCTGTGAACGAATACCAAGCTGTTCGACCAGCACGGCAAAGTCGCGCTGGAACAACAGAGCTACTTTATCAGGAGTAGTAGCAGCAGTGGTATCGCAGTTGGTAGACACATAGACCTTAACGCCATAGATATCGCCAAACTCGCCGTTCATCAGGGTAGAACCCGTGCCTTTGAAGGCTTGCTCGGTGAAGCGGTTGATACCCAACATGGAGTTACGAGCCACAGGAGGAACCACCAAAGCGCGTCCGTCCATAGGCACATCTGCATCGTCAAGAACTTGGATAGCCTTACGGATACCTGCGTCAGCGATAGCAGCAGCGTTGGACGAGCTATAGGTGTAAGCAGCGCCAGTGGAACCAATCAGGCCACCAGAATACTGCTGGTTAGCCGCATTGCTGCCGTTAGCGCCACGACCCAAGCGGATCAGGCTGGTGTCAACTTGTTTAGCCAAGGCATAGCCAGCATCTTCAGTGTAGAAACCACGCAGGCTCGACAGAGCTTGTGCTTCTACGATGTCCTCGATCAAGCGAGAATACTCGTAGTGGTTGTTGATCGACACAGAAATGTCGCTATCGCTTTCAGCAATCAGAGTAACCGTGTTAGCGGCAGACTTAGCAGAAGCAGAACCACGGGTGGGGCTAGGAATGTGAACGGTGTCACCTTTCTTGCCTTTGAAGTTCATCTTCTTAACCAAGTTAGCCATAACCAGGTTTTTCTTGTACGCAGCAACGATCTCGTCACTCCATACTTCAGGAATAAAATTCGCTGCGCTGGTAGTTGTTACGGCATTTGCGCCGGAAAAAGTATTTGCCATTTTATAAAGCTCCTAAAAGATTTGTTTATCGCACCCGACCTTCAGCATAAGCTTTCATAATTTCTGGCTGTAGCTGTTCGTAACGGTCAGGATCTGTCATTTTTAGCCGGATTAGGTCAGCACGGCGATAAACTTTGGCAGAAGACTCTCCAGTACCTCCAACATCTACAGCGGCGGCTTTAAGATTCTGTTTTAGAACCCTTTGGCCCACATCAGCGGTTTGCTGTGCTTTAGCGCCGCGAATCTGTTTAAATGTACTGAGCAATTCATCAGCAGATTGAAAATCGTATTGATTATTTGCAATAGCAAACATATTCAAACGAATCGGAGAGGCTTTAACCCACTCCTGAAACTCTCCATCTGCAACTACCTCAGCAAAATCAGGATGCTTCTGCTGTAGAAGTTGTTGCGTTTGCATTTGTTTAAACTGTTGTGCGGCTTCCCGCGCAGCTATAATGTCTGGATGAGTTTCGACTGCTTTCAGAACCGCTTTTTTCGGATCTTCAAAAAAGTCTATCTCTGTTTCTTGGTTAGCAACTGGTTGCTCTTTATTGAGATTTTGCTTAATAAGCTGGTCTGCCAACTTCCGCACTTCGCCAACCTCTTGTGCCTGCCTTCCAATCAGCTTTTCAGCTTCTTGGTGCATCTTCACAATATCTTCAAGGCTCTTACCCGCATATTTGTCGGGAACCTTGTAAGCTTCTGGTTCAGGAGTTACTTCCTGTTCGACTTGCTTCTGTTCTTCAGCCTCAATTTCATTAGGCTTCTCAATTTCTTCGTCAATCAATGCCATACTCACCTCTCCTGCCGAGTTAACGGTTCTAGGACATTTATAAAATGGAACGAACTTTAAAAGTTTTCTGTCCCGTTCTGTTTTCGCTCAATGGCTAATTTCTCAGCCCTCTTACGCTCCCATGCGTCATAAGCTGTAGGGAATTGACCTGTAATTCCTTCTAACTTAAACATGGGTCGAGAAATGATTCGTTTAGCGTCTTCTGAACAATCAATACACTTGATTACTCGGACGGTATCGTCTATCAGTTTCTCTGTTGTGTGATTATTTTTACAGGAAAATTCAAATATTCGTTTCATCTTGAAGATCCTGATAAACTTTCTCACACGCTTCCTTGCGCTGTAGAACCAGATTAAGAATATCTAGCTGCCCTTGACGAAAATACAGTGTTTGAGTATCAGCGACAGTAGATAAATCGTTTAAACTAGCCTTCAACTTCTGGAAATCTTCTATCAATAGATGCCAACCTTCGGTGGACATCATTGAAAATGTTTCTTCGTAGTACCTTTGTAAGGATTGTTCCATTTGGAGTCCTAATAATTAATAATTACAGAAATGTAGCAGAAAAACAACAGTTTGTCAAGCCTTTTTTAACATTTGTAATTGTGCGATACGCTCGTTTGAAGCAATATCGGCTGCTTTTAGGTTAACTTGCTTCTCTTTTAGCATCACATCTGCCAATTTCAGTCGTTTTTCAAAGTCTGTACTCTTGTCAATGTTGGTTGCAGCGGCCTGAATGATGTCAACTCGATGCTTTTCAGGCAAAAGTTGTGCTTCCATCATGGCTTTTTGAGCTTCTGCCTGCTCTTTAGCGGCTTTTGCGTTAAGTTCCTGAGCCTGAGCCTGTTTAATAGCCTGATCAAGCTGCTGAGACTGCATCAGGGCCTGCTGTTGCTCTGGATTGGGTTGACTCATTTGATCCAAAGCAGCCATAAGTTCGCCACGGTTGGTCAAAGAGCTGTTTTGCAGGATTCCTTTCAGAATCAGCGGCAAGACAGGCGTATTTGGCCCCAAAGTCTGCAACAAAGCGATAAACTGTTGTTGTTCGTACTCCCGCGCCATAATACCCAGCGTGGCAGTGGGGATAAATTCCATATCCACAGACGGATAACGCTCTGGAGCGAACTGCATATACCTGAAAGCAGCTTTTTTGATGAACGGAATCAGGAAATCTTCCTGGAAATTGCTCAGGGTGCGTTTATATTTCTTGATAATACCGGCAAGCACCATGCTCATTCCGCTGGCTCCTGCGTCCCTTGGAGCCTGTGTAGGCATGCCAGAAGCGTCTACCGTGCCTGTGGCCTGTAGCAGCATACGCTCAAAGTTCTGGGCGGCAGCGGCATTGGAGCCATCGGTTTGCCCAAACTTGAACGGCATCAAAATCTCTGATGGAGCGCCGTTGGTCAGGATTGCCTTACCCGGACGAACCTCAAACTTGGCTCCCCTAGGCAGACGAGTAGCGTCCATAGCGATCATAGGAGCGGTTGTAAGCGCCATAGAATCGAGCTGGGCGCGATACTGGCTGTCGATAGCCTTCTGCATATTGTAGGCTTTTTCAGCGGTTCCACGACCCCAGAAACGCCCCGGAACGGTATCGTCTTGATAAGCCACCACAGGACGATCTTTCATCATGTAGGGGCTTTCCTCAGCCTTTAGCAGGATATTGTCGTTAGCGATCACCACAATGGCTTCCACCATATTGCAGTAATCGTCTGCTTCGGATTCCTCTGGAAATATTTCCTCGTATTCGACTTCCTCGCCAGAGGCTTGTAAATACTCTCTAGGAACTAGGCCATAATAAGTTAGTAGCTTGACTTTATCATTTTGGTACTGAGAAGCTTCTTGGGTTGGTTCAAGCTCCTGAGAAGTATAAGAAGATCCAATATCAACCTTCCTATAAGTACCATTTTCTATGTTTTGCACGACTTTGTGCAAAGACACATACTTCTCAATGGCAACACCAAGCGCATCTTCGATGCTGTCAGCGTTTGGATCAATCAAGAAATTCTTGGGATTAACCGGCTTGATAGGAACGCTGATGCGCTGGTATTCTTCCACGCCAATAGCGGCTGTACCAGCTACTCCAGGAATTGGCTTAGTAGCGGGACGATAAGAAGTAACTTCTTTAACGACAATCTCGCCAATGCCTGTACCATAAATCTCTGCCATCAGTTCGATGGAATCAATCGCTTTAACGATCTTGTCTTGCTTAAAATCTTCGTTTAGCTTATTTTTAATGTCTTCCACATCCAGAGGATTTTGATTGACATCCATGATGTCATCTTTAATGTCAAAAAATTCTCCTTGACCAAAGATAGCTTCCATGACCTCAGCGTGGCGGGTTTCAATAGCCTGCTGAGTTGCTGGAGATACGAGCCTGCTGCGCTCTGATTCTTTAGTTTTGTCCTCAGCAGCCCATTTACCACGGAAGATACGCTCGTATTCCTCCCAATCAGGGAGATAGTTTACATCACGATAATCACGCCAACGGTTTGTGTGATCAATAATAAAGCTAACAAGTTCCCTATCAGCTTCGCCTTCTTCACCGTTGTTTTCGTATTCAGTTTCTTTCATGTAAATCCTTAATATCCAGAAATTTTATCAAGAACCTCAAACTCGTCTTCTTCATAATCAGCGTTATAGTTGGCTATAGCAAGCTGATCGACATAACTCAAAGCGTCTACAAGGTCATCGTGTACATTGATGGTTGGAAACATAATGAGCTGGTCTTTAAACTCAGTCCAATCTTTTTCAGTGTTAAACGATATGCGACCGTGTTCCATCCGTCCCTGTAAAGACCAAATAATCCTGTCGGTCTTCTTTTTGTTACCGTGTGTCAGATCGTGAATATGAGCGTAGATGTTATTCTTTCTCATTAAATCGTTCAGATACGGCAATACAGCATTCTTTAATGCCCCTCGTTCAATTCCAACAGCGGCGGGTTGAAAATCCCTGATCGTTTTCAAGATATTCACAGCAGTCTGTCGAATATCCCAGCGCCCATGCTCAATGCTATGAACCCACCAATCACCGTTATCCTCAAGCTTTACAATCGCTATCGCTGTTTCGTCCAAGCGTTTCTTGGAAGCCCCTGCGTTTTTGGCGACATCCTCAAAACCAGCTAAGTCCACAGCAACATAGTATGATCCATATTGAGGCTCAATAGTTTCCTTAAACCACTCCTCTTTAAATACATCAGCGCCTGCATTGTCAAAGCTACTGAGGTACTCCTGCTTAAAAGCAAAAGAACTTAAAGTCTTTTGTGCTGCCTCAATCTCTTTAGGGTCAATGGTTTCGTTATCTTTTGTCGTAAAGTGCCATGATTTCCATTCTTCGTCTTCTTCCTGACCGAGTTTGAACACATCGTAGAACCAGTTACGCCCTGACGGTGTGGAAATAAACAATGCTTTACCCTTACGGTCAGACAACGATGCTCGAAGTATTTTTTGCCATACATCCTGCTTAATAAACGCACATTCGTCTAAAACCACATAAGTCAAAGACATTCCTCGCAGGCTATCAGGGTTGTCAGCGCCTCTAACGAGTATTTTCCTACCGTTAACGAGAGTGATCTCAAGGTTGTTTACATGGCTGGTCTTTATCACTGGCCTGCCAAGATCGTGTAACAGTTCCCAGATAATGCTACGAGCCTGCCCTAGCGTAGGGGCGACATACATTACTGAAGACCCTTCAGGGCAGTTCAGAGCCTCTATGAGGAGCGTAACAGCAGAAAGCCTGGATTTACCACAACGCCGTCCAGCCGCTACAACCTTAAACCGTTTGTCAGTCCCAAATACGCTTTGTTGCCACTTTAGAAGTTGAAAATTAAGACTCGTCACTTTTTCTTGGGTTTACTTGCTGGTTTTTTAGGAGTAATAGTAGCTCCTTGAGGATACATTCGTTCCATTTCTTTAACAAAACGCCCGGAAGGTTCAATTTCTTTAACTTTTTTCATGGGTGGCATTTTAGTTTTCTTCATGGTTTATTTCCTTTATGTCGGTAACATCTTCAACGGTTTCAATCGTAGGAGAATTCAATCCACTGATATTAATACTTATCTGCGGTGTCTGACCTCCCTGCTTACTTGCCTCAAAAGCACTGATTGGGACAATCCTATCAACAATTAATTTCCATGCAGCAGCTTGGTTTTTATGATCATTATCCAATGCAGCATCATAGATAGCCTCCAAGACTTTTGCACTCTTGGGAGACATCAGCATCCGCTGTTTATACTCATTGATGATCGCTGTGTCACCTTTGGGTCTACCCATGACACCTTTATTCTTGGTCTTAACAGCAACCATTTCACCCTTCTTGGGGCGACCTCTACGCTTTTTTGTTTCTTGTTCCATGTTTACCCTTCTGG